TACGACCATCATGGGTGAATACCAGATGGAACCCAAGGACATCATCGTCCCGAGAGTAACGGAGTAAATGGCTGACGGGCCTACCAATGAACAACTCGCGGCGGCGATGTTCGTCCTCCCCGAGACTAAGGAAGACCTCCATCAATGGATCAGGGTCTACCTGGGCATCAACTTGCCCGCTGTCATTGTGGACCCCGATTCCAACTCCTCACCGATGGACTTGGTGTGGGAGCTTTACGACGCCGCTAGGCTGAACAAGCCAGAGTATAGCCAGATTCTAGCTTACGCAGCCCGCGACTCCTTCAAGACCTTCTCAGCCGCCATCTTTGAAATGCTCTGCGTCGTCCTGTTGGGACGGTCAGTGGCCCACATGGCAGCCATCGAGTCTCAGGCGAAGAAGAGTCAGCAGTACCTCAAACGACACATCAACCGTCCATTCATCCGTAAGTATGTCACCGTCAAGAACGAGCGGTTCGTTGAAATCACTCGATACTACAACGAGGTCACGGGTGCGAGCCTGACGACCGAAGAGTACGCCGCCATTCTAGCCGCAGACCAGAGTGCCTACGAAGAAATCAAGCACTACGTTACCATCGTTATCTGTACCATTGCTGGCGCTAACTCTGAGCACGTTCCCGTCATGGTCATTGACGAAGTGGACGTAGTTGAGAACCCGGACGCCTACGAAGAAGCCAAGATGATTCCCGCGCCTATGAACGGGAAGATGCCCATTACCCTCTACACCTCTACCCGTAAGTATTCCTACGGACTTGTCCAGAAAGAAATCGACAACCAAGCCGAATCTGGCCTCCTCATCCGTCACTGGAACCTGATTGACGTTACCCATCCCTGTCCAGCCAGCCGCCACCAGCCAGAAAAGCCCAAGGTGACAATCTGGTACAACGACGCTTCGCTTAGGTATGTCTCCGATGCTGACTACAAGCTACTCGACAACGTAGAGCGTGACAAGTGGAACAGCGATGTGGGTTACCACGGCTGCCTCCACAACTGCCGACTATTCGCCATGTGCCGTGGACGCTTAGCCACCGATACCAAGTGCCCCAAGTGTGACGGCAACGGGATAGCCTGCGGCGGTTTCCTCAAGCCCGTAGAGCACACCCAAAACGTCTTCCGCAAGGTGACCATCGACAAGGCCCAGGCACAGCTACTTTGCCGCAAGCCTTCGACTCAAGGGTTGATCTACCCCAACTTCGCCCGCGAGACTCACATGAAGACGGCTGCCGAGATGGCTTTCATCATCGACGGTGAGCAGCACAACCCCTCCTTCTCCAAGAGCGACCTCATTACGCTCCTCAAAGACCGTGGAGCCCGCTTCGTGGCTGGCATCGACCATGGTTTCAGCCACAACTTCGTCGTCGTCCTGGGTGCCATCTACGGCCAACGGCTCTACATCTTCGACGTTATAGCCCAGGCTGAGTTAGAGCTATCCCAAAAGGTCGAAATCTGCCTCCAACGCATTGCTCCGCACGATCCCGAGGTCTGGGCAGACACCGAAGCGCCCGGAGACAACAAAACTCTTAAGAAAGACGCCCACTTACGCATCAAAGAGTGGGTAAAAGGCAAGGGATCGGTCATCGACGGTATCTCCCTGGTCCGTTTGGCTCTCATGCCCGCTCTTGGCAAGGCCGAAGATGTCCGTTTGTACCTCCTAAAAGGCGACGAGGGCTGCGACCACCTCGCTCAGCGCATTTCTACGTACCACTGGGTGTCGGATGCGGCTGGACGCCTGACTAAAGAGCCGGATGATGAAGACGACGACGAGTGCGATGCCCTGCGGTACCTCGTAATGAACGCTATGGCAATCAAAATGAAGGCTTCGGTGTCTGAGGTTGACAGATTGGGTGACCAAAGCAAGCTAACCCCCATGCAGGAAGGTCGTAAGCAATATTCTATGAACGATTGGATGTCGAAGATCATAACCGAGCGTACCGGCATCGATTACGAAGAAGTTAAGGATAACGAGCCTACCGCTGGCAAAAAGGGGTCGTTCAACTGGAATTTCTAGCCGCAATCTTTGACAAAGGAGTGTGCCAATGGCCTCTAATACCGCTTTCCTCAACATCAACTCATCTGCCGTCGCTTTTCAGGATCAGGTTCTAACAAACAACCCACTCCTACGCAATTTCGATTGGAACCGAAGGCTGAACAACATCCAGATTTCTAGCCCGGAGGCGCGGACGTTTATGGTGCCCGCTCGTCAGATGCTTACCCTCTTTAACTCTGCCCGAGCCACCACCATCGACGGGACTACCATTTTCGCCGTCAAATACCTCGCTGACAGCACCTACCGTTTCTCTTGGACGGGCGGAACCAACCCCTCGCTCGCCACCGACCAAGCTCTGAGCTTCGGCACGACCAACTTCACTGTAGCCGTGGCTTCCAACCAAGTCGTCACCATCACGGCACTCAGCGGTAGCCCCTTTGCTGCCATTACCTCTGGCGCGACCCTCTACATCAACGGACCAGCCGATGTGACCACTCCTGCGTTCAGCGTCCTAAACTCCGGGTACTGGAATGTGTCCAACGCGACCTCCACCATCCTCACCCTAGTCCGTCCCCGGAACGTTTCATTCCAGGGTATCGCTGAGAGTGTTGTCGGAGCCACCGGAGCCAACGACATGATCGCTTTCGTGCCGACCACCGTACAGGTTGGCGACAAGGTGCGTATCAGTGCTGGCTTTGCTGTAGACACCCGTCAGACCTATGAAGTCACCGAAGTCACTTCCGATTGGGTTAAGGTCGTGAGCACCCTGCCCCTCCCCAATGAGACAGGTATCGTCCCTACGGCTACCGGTATGGTGTTCTACCTAGCCAAGCGTTTTACCCGTATCGAAGTTGACCAGCGTGCCAACGTGTATTTCAACGGCGCTGGCGACCAAGCACAGGAGCTAGACCCTTGGGTGTCTGGTGATTCAGCCCAGATGGCATGGCAGGAACGAGTCGGGCCGGTGTGGTCCGTCCTTATCTACAATCTCTCCCAGGTGCCGATGGCGGTCAACTGCTTTAGCTGCGAGTAAGGAGCCGTACCATGGCTAAGAAGGAACGCCCTATCATCAACAAGACGGTCAAGTTGTTCTTGGCCGATCCAAACTCTACCCCTTTGGACAAGGTAGAGAAGATGGAGAACGACCCCACCGAAAGTCCGTTGCTCAAGAGTATGCTGTCGGCACTCAGCGACCAGGGCGACCAGATCCAGCGTTTGTCATTTGAACGCGACCCAACACAAAACAACGAATACGCTGCAATCTACCGCCAGAAGATCCGCCTCATCCCAGACTTCCTTCTCAAGAGGGTGTCGATTCAGGACGACCTCGTTGCCGCCATCGTTAATGCCCGGTCCAACCAGCTTTCCGCATTCGGTCGTCCCCAGCCTGACCGCTTCTCGTTGGGTTACAAGGTAGAAATCAAGCCAGAGATTGCCGAGCGAGCCACCGAAGCTGAGAAGGAAGCTCTAGGCAAGAAGGTTGACAAGTTTGAAACCCGGTTGCTCACCTGTGGAGCCACTAAGGGATGGGAGAAGGAAGAAGCCTTAACACTTTCTCGCTTCCTGGCCATGCAGACCCGTAACGCCCTAGTCCTTGGACGGTTCGCTACAGAAATGCTGTACGCACCCGACGAGCAGGGCCAGAACGAGTTTCACTCCTTCCGTCCAGTAGACGCTGGCACCATCTATCGCGCTGCTCCCTACAAGACTACCGCAGAGAATGTCCGTAAGCAAGCTCGCAAGCTGATGGAGCAGATGCTTAACCGGAAGATCAAGGAAGAAGAAGCCGAAGACTTCGATAAAAACTATCCTTGGGTACAGGTCATCAACGGCTTGCCGATTCAGGTCTTCACTGGCAAGGAGCTTGCCGTCCATACCGTCTACCCGGTGACCGACGTTGAGCTACAGGGCTACCCACTCACTCCTCTCGACACGGTTATCGCAGCCGTCACCACTCACATCAACATCACAAGCCACAACAAGCTATTCTTCCAATCTGGCCGAGCCGCCAAGGGCATGCTCGTTATCCAGAGCGAAGATTTGTCAGAGAATGAGGTAATGAAGATTCGCCAGCAGTTCCAGGCGAACATCAACAACGTTAACAACTCCTGGCGTATGCCGGTGTTTGCCATCGGCCCCAAGGATCAGGTCACGTTCCAGCCCATCGAAACTACGGCCCGGGACATGGAGTTCCAGTACCTATCCGACAGCAACGCCCGAGTCATTCTGTCAGCCTTCCAGATGTCCCCAGAGGAGCTACCCGGTTACGCTCACCTGTCTCGCGGTACTAACAACCAAAGCTTGTCCGAGTCTAACAAAGAGTATCAGCTAGAAGCTCACCGCGACACAGGTATCCGCCCGCTCCTAGCCCAGTTTGAAGACTTCCTGAATGGGACCATTTTCCCGGCCATGGATGAGGAGCTAGCCAAGCTCTGTGTCATCAAGCTTGTGGGCCTGGACGCAGACTCAGCAGAAAAGGAAGCCGTCCGTCTATCGACCGACATGCCCCTCCACATGAACATGGACGAGGTACTGTCCCATGTAGAGAAGGACCCAATCGGCAAGGAGTTTGGCGGCGAGTTCCTAATCAACCCCCAATGGCAGGCCATCCTAGACAAGTACGTCATGGTGGGTGTCATTCAGGAGAAGTTCTTTAACAAGCAGGGGGCCAGCAAGGACCCCGCCATGCAGTATTACCGTGACCCCTTCTGGTTCCAGTGGCAGCAGCTACAGATGCAAATGATGCAAATGCAGCAGGAGGCCCAGGCTCAGCAACAGGCAGCCGCACAGGGCCAGCCGCCCCCAGGAGAAGGGGGAGGTGGTGGAGGAGCCCCAGGAGGCGACCAGCCACCCCCAGAGGGCGGCGGTGAGGGTGGTCCCCCGTCAGCCCAGGAGGGAGCCCCTCCCCAGGAAGGCGACCAGCAGCCAGATGAGCAGGGTGGAGGCCAGGAGTTGACCCAAGGGGTCGATGATGCCCTCAAGGACATGTCCAAGTCGGAAGCCCAGTTACCCCCGTCCAAGCGCCGGTTGGTAGTCCAGCAGCGTAAGACTATCAAGCACATCATGGACAACTGGGAGACTGACGCCCGAGCGGCCATTGGCGACATCCTAGACATCGCAGAGGCACACACGCCCAAGGAGAAGTAATGGCCAACTTGTTTAGGCTTGGCAAGGGGGCCTCTCGCAAGATTTCCAAGGCGATTGAGTCTCTCTACGACAATGCAAAGATCCGCTTCCTTGGCCCGAATGCCGTAGGCAAGCGCATCTTCATTTCGTTCGACCGCAACTTCTCTCTACCCGGCATTTTTGAGGCCGGTTCGATGGAAGAGAACGTCAAGCCCGACATGGACGTACTGGCCTCGCTAATCCGAGTGGCTACCGATTACCTCGACGCTTCGCAGCAACGGACAATCGCTAAGACTATTCACGAAATCAACGGCGCTCTAGCGGAGGCCAAGCACTCTGGCGGTATGACCAGGGATGACTTCCGGGGTTTGGTGAATACCCGGCTGAGCGAAGTTTGGGCCGATGCCGCCAACGCTGTCCACACCATCATCGATACCGAGGTCAATCACGCCAAGAACGTGTCTGTCCTAGATGGTATCGTGGGCGCTAATCTTAACTCCGGTGTTGACGACCCGGTAGTATTCTTTGTCGTCGTAAGGGACGGTGATCTGTGTGATGAATGCAAACGGCTGCACCTCTTGTCCGATGGCAAAACGCCGCGCCTATGGAGACTTAGCGAACTGTCACATGGCTACCATAAGAGGGGCGAAGATAGCCCTAGTATCGGTGGGCTTCATCCTCATTGCCGCTGTACTCTCGTTACTTTGATGCCGGGGTACGGGTTTAACGATGCTGGCTTCGTGACATTCAAGAAAGTCGGCCATAAAGAGTATGACGCGCAGCACAATGTAGATTAGACAGGTCCTCATAAACCGGTCCTAATCTTTTTACATGGAGGCTTCGGTTTACATGTTACAGCAAGCCAAATGCGACCCGGCGCTGGTGATAGCCCTATTCGCCTTGACCATGGCGACATCAGCCATGGCGGCTATTCTGGTGCATCTGTTGAGCTAATGAGATGCACAGCCGGTCCAGAGCTTCCCTGTCGGGCGCACGCGGCAAGGGAGACAGGGTAGAAGCAACCTCGATACTCCGCTCCATTCCAGTAGCAAAATCAATCAGTCGCTCGTAAGACCACGCGCCAGCCCGAATCGAGAGTAACTCTTCGGCGTCAGGGCGCTTCACCAACACCTTCCCGGTAAGTAAAATCTCGTAGCCCATACGCATGAGTCGTACAAGGTGCATACCAT